TTACTAACAGGTGATGCTAGTGGTAACGACATCGAGTGGAGAAGGTTGAAGATGAATGGATCTGATGATAGAATGTACTATGCTCCAGAAGGCCAAGATCAAATAACTTTTGAATATACAGTAGTAACACCATCTGATGCTAGATTAAAAGACAATGTAAAGAATATATCTAATCCTATAGAAAAACTAAGCAAACTAAACGGATGTGAATTTGACTGGAACTCTGGAGTGCATGAAGGAAAGCACGATGTTGGAGTAATAGCTCAAGAAGTAGAAGCAGTAATTCCAGAAGCTGTAGGAGAAGGAAGTGACGGTATTAAAAGTGTAGCATATGATAAGTTAGTTCCTTTATTGATTGAATCAGTGAAAGAACAACAAGCAATGATAGAAGAATTAAAACAAGAAATAAAAAACTTAAAAAATAAATAATTATGATCGAAATTAACGAACTAACAATCCCAACTAAAGGAACTGCTAAGTACTTAAACGTAACAGCTAACGGCTTTAGTATTTCACCGACCAACGGAATTACTATCTATTGGTCTTTACATTCTCAAGGTAGTAGAGAAAACGAAGAAGGAGTAACAGAATATTACCCATCTGGTAACTTACTAGAAGGTAATCTTCAATTCCCTCAAGAACAATACGACCTTTGGGGAACAGACGACACCCACGTAACTGATTGGGTTTTAACCGAGCTAGGACTTACCGAAGTAACAGCAGAGTAAAAAATAGTAAAATAGAGTAATACTATATATAAGTTAAAAACCAAACATTAAAATTTTATTATGGAAAACAAAATCAAAGAAGAGCAACTTACGAAGTTGCAAGGACTAGTAAACCAAATCAACCAATTACAAATGGAGTTGGGTCAAGTAGAATCTAGGAAGTACGACATTATCGGATCTATCCCTATGGTACGTAAAGAACTTAATGAGTTCCAAAACGAACTAGAGGAAGAGTACGGTAAGGTTAGTATCAACATCCAAGATGGTACTATCAAAGAAGTAGAAGATGAAGCTAATCCGAAAGATTAGTGTAGGGAGAGATTATAAGAACGATGCTATGCACTACTCCGTGGGCCAAGAGGTCTACGGAGGGCATACCATCTGTGATATAGTCGAAGATGACACTAAGTATAGTATCTATATAAGGAAGAACGAAGAAGTTCTACCTTGGAAAGATTTCAACAAGAACATGGCAGTCTCTGTTGAGTACAACCTAGAGTATTAATGAAAGGCACTTTTTATTTTTTAATAAAGCCTAAAAACGAAAGATACAACAACACTAAAAAAGTCGGTGACAAAGAGCTTATACTTAACACTGAAATATTTAACCATGATTATATAAGCAGGCAAGGTGTAGTGGTTGGTTTACCAACTGAGTTTGATACACCCGTTAAAGAGGAAGATGAAGTAATTGTGCATCACAATGTATTTAGAAGATGGCACGATGCTAGAGGCAAAGAAAAAAACAGTACTAGTTATATAGAAGAAGATTTATATAAGATGGCTATTGATCAAGTATTTGCTTATAAAAGGGATGAACAATGGAAAGCCTTACCAGGTTATACATTTGTTAAGCCCGCTGGAGAGTTCATAGGTGAAGTTGTATATTCTGACGTTTACGATAAAGGCGATATAGTTGGTTACAGACCAGCTGGAGAGTATGAGTTTAATATAGACGAAGAAAAGTTATATAGACTTAAAACAGATTTTATTACAATCAAATATGAATATCAAGGAGAAGAAAAGCAATATAATCGAAGCTGGGTATAAGGCCGTTGAGGAACTTATCAAAGTAGCAGAAGAAAAGATTATCACAAACACTGAAGAAGATGTGTCTGCTGATAGACTTAAAAATGCTGCAGCCACAAAGAAGCTTGCTATATTCGATGCCTTTGAAATATTAACTAGGATTGAAGAAGAGAAAGCTTTGCTAGAAAACAAGACTGTAGAAAAAACAAAGCAAGCCTTTAGTGGTTTTGCTGAGCGTAAAAGTAAATAGTCATGTATGAGCAAAGCCTAGTAAAAGTCGTAGAACCAATACGTATTAATACGATCAAAAGACTTAACAAGTCTAAGAGTTGGGAATACGGCTACAATAAAGAACACGACGTTATTGTTATTAGCAAGACAGGGCAAATAGGTGAAATAATAGAAATACAAAACCTACAAATAGCCTTGCCAGAGCAACCAACAGAAGTTAAACGCTGGGACAATAACAAATGGAACGTAGAGCCATTGCCTAAAGACTTGAGTAACATCAAGTCTATATTTGATTGGAGAGATCTCCCTGAGAACTTTAAAGAGCAATGGATAGATTACATTGAGGAAGAGTTTAAAAGAAGAGATGAAGGCTTTTGGTTTTACAACAATGGTGTACCAACATATATAACTGGTAGCCATTATATGTACCTACAGTGGAGTAAAATCGACGTAGGTAAACCAGATTATAGAGAAGCAAACAGATTGTTCTTTATATTTTGGGAGGCTTGCAAGGCAGATAACAGATCTTATGGTATGTGTTATTTGAAGAATCGACGTTCTGGTTTTTCATTTATGGCATCGAGTGAGACAGTTTCTTCTGCCACGATTAAGTCAGATTCTAGATATGGTATATTATCAAAGTCTGGTGCTGACGCAAAGAAAATGTTTACAGATAAGGTTGTACCTATTTCTATAAACTATCCTTTCTTTTTCAAGCCTATACAAGATGGTATGGATAGACCTAAGACAGAGCTAGCATACCGAGTTCCAGCAAGCAAGCTAACTAGAAAGAGGATGTCATCATCTGAAGGTCTAGAAGAAATGCAAGGGCTTGATACTACTATAGACTGGAAGAATACAGGAGATAACTCCTATGATGGTGAGAAGCTTGCGTTACTAATACACGATGAGGCAGGTAAGTGGGAGAAGCCTGAGAATATACTAAACAACTGGAGAGTAACAAAGACTACGCTCAGGTTAGGTAGTAGGGTTATAGGTAAGTGTATGATGGGTTCAACATCAAATGCGTTAGACAAAGGTGGATCAAACTTTAAAAAGTTATACAACGATTCTGACGTAACTAAAAGAAATAAGAACGGACAAACTAGCTCAGGTCTTTATTCTTTGTTTATCCCAATGGAGTGGAACTACGAAGGATTCATGGACGAGTATGGTGTCCCGGTATTTAATACTCCTAATAAACCGGTGATAGGTCCTGATGGGAGTGAAATAGATTTAGGTGTTATAGAGCACTGGCAAAACGAGGCTGAAGGTTTAAGAAGTGATCAAGACTCTTTAAACGAATTTTACAGACAGTTCCCAAGAACTGAAGAACATGCGTTTAGAGATGAAACAAAAAATAGTATATTTAACCTAACTAAGATATACGAGCAAATAGATTACAACGAAGAGACTGCAAGACCTATTAAAGGAAACTTTCAATGGGAGAACGGAGTTAAAGATTCAAGGGTTTTATTTGTTCCTGATTTAAACAATGGTAGGTTTAATATATCTTGGGTTCCAGGTACACACTTACAAAACAAGATGGCACTAAAAAACGGACTCAAGTTTCCTGGCAACGAACATATTGGAGCTTTCGGTTGTGATAGTTACGATATATCAGGGACAGTAGATGGTAGAGGTTCTAAAGGTGCACTGCACGGACTTACTAAGTTTAGTATGGAAGATGCACCACCTAATACTTTCTTTTTAGAATACATAGCACGACCACAAACATCTGAGATATTTTTCGAAGATGTATTGATGGCTTTGGTTTTTTATGGTATGCCAATATTAGCAGAGAATAACAAGCCACGTTTATTGTATTATTTAAAAAGAAGAGGTTATAGAGGATATTCAATGAACAGGCCTGATAAGACTTGGAACAAGTTATCACCTGCAGAAAAAGAAATAGGTGGTATACCTAACTCTAGTGAAGATATAAAGCAAGCACACGCATCAGCGATTGAAAGTTATATATCAAGCTATGTAGGTTTAAACGAGCAGGGTGACTACGGTAATATAGAATTTAATAGAACGCTAAACGATTGGGCTAAGTTCGATATAAATAAAAGAACACAGTACGACGCATCTATTAGTTCTGGACTTGCTATCATGGCTTGTAATAGACACATGTATCAACCTAAAACAGAAAGACAAACAAACACATTGAACTTTGGCTTTTCAAAGTTTGATAACAAAGGAGCAATATCAAAGATAATTGAGTAATGATTAAAACTAAAACTAAATCCGTTTTCCCTAGTCAGGCAGTGCCTGATGAGGAGAAGTCAAGCTTTGACTACGGCCTGCAAGTTGCTAAGGCAGTTGAGGCGGAATGGTTTGACAGAGACGGTGGTAGCTCTAGGTATTATGATACTAAGAATAGGTTTCATGAGCTTAGACTATATGCTAGAGGTGAACAGTCTGTTCAGAAGTACAAAGATGAATTATCTATTAACGGTGATTTGTCTTATCTTAATTTAGACTGGAAGCCTGTACCAATCATTCCCAAGTTTGTTGATATTGTTGTTAATGGTATATCTGAAAGACTATACAAAATAAAAGCTTTCTCACAAGACCCTGCATCTGTCAAAGAAAGAACAGATTACGTAGAGGCGGTGATGGAAGATATGCAGTTTAAAACATTTAAAGAAACTGTACAACAAGAGACTGGAGTTAATACATTTAATAATGATCCAGCAACTATACCACAAGATGATGACGAGTTAGCAATACACATGCAGCTAGATTATAAGCAAGGTATAGAGATAGCAGAAGAGGAAGCACTAGATAACTTATTTAATTTAAATAAATATAGTTTAACAAAGAAAAGATTAGATTACGATTTAACTGTACTTGGTATTGCTTGTGTTAAAAACGGTTTTAATACAGCTGAAGGAGTTACAATCGAGTATATCGATCCAGCAAATATAGTTTATTCATATAGTGAGTCACCGTTCTTCGATGACTTATACTACGTTGGTGAAGTTAGGAGAATTACTTTGACACAATTAAAGAAACAATTCCCTGACCTAACCCAAGAGCAACTAGAAGATCTAGAAAGTAAATACCAAAGCTCTAATTACGAT